ATGCAATAGACGGATTTGTCTGGCCACTGGTTCACCGGCACTCCAACGAAGTAGCCGCCCGCGTTGATGCGCTCCTGCGACCCGAAGTCGTATTTGTTGATGATGGTGACGCCTCCGGAGACAGTGACCGCGTCAACGGCAAACGTGTGCCATGCCGCTGTCGGCTGCTTTGTGCCGTTCTGAGACATCAGGACAATATCACCGCGGAGCAGTCCGTTGTTCGGACTGAGCTTGCGCCAGCCGTGAGCAAGAAGCCAGTCCTCCATGTTGAGGACGGTAATGCCGCCGCGTGGCTGGTCGGTGTAATTGAGGTCCCAGAGCGGCCTGGCGACGGCTCCACGGTCGCATGAGGTAACATGGTCAGCCGACGGCGGAAGCACATGGCTGTCGCCGTAGGAGTAGCGCCCGACTTTTGCAATCTTCGCGAATGTCGCCACCGCGTTCAGATATTTATCAACCGTGAATTGTGCCATTACTTTACTCCCGTTATCCAGATTAATCGCGGTATGGTGCCCCTCAGACAGGAGCACGTCACCCGCGCAGAGGTAAGAATCACTTGTCAGGTATTTAGGATCCGTCAGAGCTGTAAACCCTGCCGCCGTCAGCGCCGCCCGCTCGTTGCCCGTGTACATGTCAGCCGACACTGACTGGAGCTTGGTCAGCCCAAGGATGTACCCCGCTGCCTTGACTATGGCCGCTACGCCTGACGAGCAATCAGCTTCACAGTCTACGGTAATTCGTGACGGGAAATAACCGACTGCTTTGAGCTGTTTCCAGAATGTTGTCCTTTGCCCTTGATCGTACCCGATGCGATCATTATCAGCGGCCTCTCCCGCTAATTGAGCAATAAGACTGCCAACAGATATATCAGGGTATCTTAGAACAACGTTCCACGGGCGGTTATACCATTTCTGCCTCTGCCATTCGCCGCCCTGATCTCCGGCCTGACCGCCTGAGTATTTGCCACGCTCGTCGTGGCCGGAATTACTGATCATTTTCTGCCCTCTTGCCGTCTACATAAGCCTCAGCCGCCGCATAGATAGCCGCTGAGAGCATCGAACAGATGAGCCCCGCCGTTGCAAGGCGATTGTTGCCCGTGGACATTCCCGTGATAGATGCTCCGATCGAGCCAAGGAACGCCGCCGCCATTAGCCAGAATTTTCGTGATGTCAGTTTCTCTTTCATGCTATTGCTCCTCAATAATTAGATTGCCAACGTAGATTGTTCTGTTACTGCTCCCCGACGTGGCATATATGGTGATTGTCTGATCAGCCGTAAGGGACTTGTTTGAGAGCGTAACCGACTGACCATAAGTTCCTGTCCATGTCTCGTGATTGGATGACTCAGAGGTACTCCCAATATGCAGGTTGGTCCCCATCGTTCCAGATGACGATGAACGCCACGCGATCCATGAAATCTTATATGTCCCAGTTTTGGAAACGGTCAGTGAAGCAGAAGTCGCGCCATAGCTGTTCGCCTTCCTTGATGCGTAGCCAGAATAAACCTGCACATTCTTACTGCTGCCACCGCCTGAGTTCGTGCCCGTACTCTGCGTCCCGTCGGATTTGAAGTAAATTTTGCCACTCGTCACATCCGAGTCAACGGCTGTCGTTGGCGAGGTGTCCGAGAATCTGGCTGTCCCGCCGTTTGTTTTAGGCAGGTCCACGAAACCCACGGAGCTATATGTCGACCCGAGCCATGTGATGCTTTGCGACATATAATCACCCCCTACGAGATGCTCAGTGTATGGGTCGTGCTATCGTATGCGATGACCGGGATTTGAGCCGCACCGGGGACTCCGAAAATGGATTTGCCTGCTACGATATTCGCAGAGGTCAAATTGGCATCGCCGGATATGGTCTGCGTGCCCGTGAGATACGTCCCGGAAGAGATCGTTTTGTTTGTTGTGCCGGGCGTGATTGTCTCCGCGCCTTTTGTAGTGACGTTTGCCGTGAGAGACACGTCTGAGTTGCCCGCTGTGCCGGATGATACATACCCCGCCGTTGTTACATCGGGCGTCACGGAAACTGTCTTGGAAAGAGTTAATGTGTTTGTACCCGTCGAGAGCGTTGCCGATGATCCAGAGATCGTTGACGGAGCCGTAACAGCGCCGTTCGCCACGCTCTTTGTTGCCTGCGTTGCGTAGTTCCCCGCCGGTACCGTAACGGTTGCGCCGGAGGCTGAAAGATCGCTCGCAGTCTTTGACGGGATCGAGCCGGTGATTGGCGTACCGTCAGCTGCGAATGAAATCACGCCGTCGAGCATCTGAGAACCGGCTGTCAATGTCGCGCTTGATGGGTCAATGAATGTTGCATTCCCTTGACCGCTTGACAGAGGAATATCGACATGTTCCGCGCCGATATAGGTGTTGCCCCGAATTACAATGTCCTGTCCCATTATTGTCTCCTTATGATACTGTTATCACCGAGCCGTCCCATGTAATAAGTCCGTAGTTGCTCGGGATCGGTTTGATGGTTATATTGCTTTCAATACTCGTGTCCTGAGTATATAAAATTTGCGTTTCTTCCGACGGCGTGAGCTCAACCGGGCCTGTGTAATACGGAAGTTCCCCCGCTCTTACAACTGTAAACTTATCAACCTCACCGTCTTGCGCGATAAGCAAATCGCATTCGGCTGTTTCCGGGATGCTGAGATCAGCGTCGCCATCGATAATGATTTCAACAGACTCAACCGGCTGTTCGGAGAGTGTAACAAGATCAACCTTCTGAGGGATCGCCGCACTCCACTCACCGGCAAGCACGACTTTATCCTGCATCAGATCACCTCGTCTTTATCGTTATCAGTGAAAACAAGGAAGGCCTTGTTTGTCGCTCCCCTTGTGCCGTCTGACAGCTTCCAGTTGAGCATGACCGTGGCGTCGCCGTCGACTGACAGGGACTCTTCTTGAGTGAGTTTCCAAGACAGGGTTTTCACGCCGGTTTCCGCACTTGAAAGATCACGCTCAATCAAAATATCGCTTCCTCTTTTAACTGTTAAGATTGCCCTGGTAATATCGGTCACTTGTACTGTCTCAAACACGTACCGGATCGTTGGCGTGGTTCCTTTTATGATAGTCATAATCCCTCCTCATAAGAAATCATGCTTTTCGAGCCGCTCAGCATAATTCTTCTTGATGTGCTCCACGGTCGCCATTGTGATTTCATTACGGAAATCAGGGTGGCTTTCCGTGTAGCGCAAATAAGCCGACGCATCGGTGAGCACTTGGTCATAGCTGTCCTTACTGTGCCGACGCCCTTCCAGAAGCTCGTCCCCGAATCGCAGGATGCGGACGCGATGGTTGACCGCAGCCCTTTCATCCTCTTTCGCGCCCTGAGCGGTGATCTTCTTGTCCAGATCGTCCAACTTGCCCTCAATCTTGGTCAGTCGGCTTTTGCGGTTAGCTATTGCCGTAATCACCGCTGATATAAGCGTCGACAGCGCACCGGAGCCGATTATTGCGATAACTACTGTCTCAATCATCTGCTTCTACCTCTGGTTTTACTTCGTGAGTATAATGCTGTGCCATCTGCCGCTGTCTGGATTTCCATTACTAAGAACATTTCTTTTCCTCCTTTAACTGATTCGCTCAATGAAAAGATAGGTTGATGGTGATGTTGCGTCACAGCTCCCTTGTGTTCCCGTTGAACGACCAGCAATAGAAATATAAGCCCCAGCGCCAATTGATATAAGTTTTGGCCCGACGCTCATTTCATGTGCTGTAGTATTTCCTGCATAAATATATTGCGAGCAAAGATTATTGCCAGCATTTTGATGATAAATATAACAGCCAATCATTGATGTGGCAGATCCCGGAGTAATTTTTATAGAGCCACAAATGCGATATATACCTGCCTTATTAATTTGTATGCAGCCTTTATATGTACCGCTTGTGACAAGTGTAAAATCCTGATCTGGCATGTATGACATACCGCTGTTAACAGTGGTCATTGGAATAAGCGTGATGGTGCTCGCCGGAATTGTAACGGACGAACTATTTCCAGTTGCCTGAATGAATGGACCGTGAACACCTTTCCACGCCTGACAGCGCCCCGTGGTTTCTGTTCCCGTATCGTACACGGCAAAGCCGTTGCTCCTGCTATCTTGGTCTTGGCTATGTCCAGTACCAACAAGGAAAAACGCCAGAGAATCAAACGCATTAAAGTGACCACATACAAGCTGACCCTCTTTGAAAGATTCTGTCCCTATGCCGAACGTGCTTGAGGCGTCCTCTCTGGCTATCGTTCCAAGATTTGCGGCAAATGATGCCTCGCCTTTTGCCCATGACTGGTTGCCACTTTCAAAGCCGTAGTTGCCTACTGGCATATTATCTTCGGAGTGTAACCCACCGAACCTGTACGATGTTGAAGGGGAACTTGATGTGTATGTAACACTGACGTTCCAGTAATCGGCATATGATATATCGGTATACGTTGCTGACACTGTAAGCCCGTCATAATCATCAAGTACAGCGGTAAGAGTCCCGACTTGGCTCTGGCTATGACCGTCAACAAATTGCAGTGTATAGTTTGTGTTACGTTGCGTAATTGTCAGCAACGATGTAGGAAGATCAACCATTCCAATACTACTCGCACCCGCTTCAGCCCACGACAGGGACACCCTGACACTGAGCGGCGTACTTGGCGTATACGGTAGGCTTATATTGGTTTCGACGCTTGTGCCTCCAGCTGGCAACCACCCGTCCTGTCTAATTGTTCGAGACGCCGTATTACCGTTATTGATTACTGCAACAGACGCCTTGGTGGAATCGTAGAATGTCGTGTTAGCTCCAGACAGCGCAACATGAGCCTCGTTTTCTTTGCCTATCCGCGTCTCCGACCCGAAGAATGCCGCTGACTCATTGCTTGCATTAATTACCTCAACCCCAGACCCCGTTATCCGCGTCTTGGCGTTCGTGCCAGTGTAGCCGACGTCAAGACCGTTAGTTGAATCAAAGGTAAGGTAATTCCGTGCATTATTAGCCATATCGTCTGGAGATTCTGAATATCCTGTCGCAACGGTTCCACGCTCAAGTTTGATTTTCCTGATCTTCCACGCGACATTATTTGTGCGGTTGTAAATCTGAAGGAACCAACTGTTCAGATCACCGCTACCGCTTGTAAACGATGCGGGTGAAATAGGCTTTGTGACATATGACACCTTCACCCATTCGCCACCTGTAGACGGCAGATTCGGCTGTGTAGTCAGCAGGTTTGTGTATTTTGTTCGAGCTAAAGTATTTGAACCGACACTCTCAGCACTACCCGCAAGTGTAATATTTGTTGTCCCGACCGCCGCCGTGCAGGAATACTCGAACGAAATAATATGTCTTGTCCCGTCCCACACGCTCATGTCCTGTGTCGGCTTTGTGTGCAGTGCGGAGCTCCAGTTAGAAGATGAGCCAGTTAAAGTAATATACCCATATTCGCTCTCAATACTACGAGCGGCACCCGATCCCATCGCCCAATTTGCCATATATTTTGTATCAGGCAGTAGATTTATTCCGTCTTCTCCATTAGTGTCTGGCGTCCAGTTAGTCGCTTGATTCCCATATTCAAGTTTATCCGCACAGAAGTAAACGACATTATTTACCGTTGCAGACTTCACATAAACATAACCCGCCGCAATGCCGCTTGAATGGTCATAATTCGGTGTCTTTGTCCATGTATACCGATGCCAATCTGAATCGGCAATAGTATAGCTGATACTTCCGCTTTCAGCCGCACCAGAGGTGGTCGAATATAACGGCTGTAATCTGACAACGTCTCCCGCCGTACCTTTGATCCAGACAGATTGCGTCATTTCTCTTTTAACCAGAGGGACAGTGGCCTGAGCAAATCCTATTTCCGAATTGGCAGTTGTGATTGTAGCTTTAACACCTTTTGTAACGCTCTGAATGGGTGGTGTAATGCTTATGTCTGAAAAAATAACATTTTCAAGAGTGCCCCCGCTACCTGATTTATAGAACAACCCCGCGTCCCATGTATAACCAGATGCGCTAATTGTAAGTGATTCAGTTCCACGTAGCAGGTTGTCCCCGCCGATGTCAACCTTCTCAACAGCGTAATCAACTGTGTCGGCATAAGCAGGAGACCAATCGGTATATTTGTTGCCTTTCTCGAACTTAACGCCTGCGATATAAACCGTTCCCGCCGCCCCGCGTCTGGCGACAATTATCTTTGTTGCTTGCGGAGCACCCGAACCGGTGTGCCACGTGACCCAATAATGTGACCAACTTGTACTGAGCGTTGTCGTGATTTGTCCATCGGTTGAGGTAGTTGTATTGCCAGATGAGTTTTTACCACTCTGGACAGCGTTAGACGCACCAAATAGATGGCTTACCACATCGAGTGCTCCCGATGCTTTTGCCCAAAACGACAACGTGTAGTCTGCGTCGGATTCAAGCGCGACGGAGAATGAATCATGCCACCGCCCCACGTCCATCGTTCCGCTTGACCACGTGCCGACGAGCACCAACGTCCCCGCATAAGTATCAGCCGATACCGAAACGCCAGTTTGATTACTGCCGTTTCGATTTGCGTAATCGCGTGTTCCTAACAAAAGGTTTTCACCGCCAACTTGAATCGACGAATTAAGGATAGCCGCCGCCGTGTCTGCGTCTGACTGGTTGATCTTGCCGATGGTTAAAGAGTTCGCCCCGATCCTGTCCGCTGAAAGCGTGCCTGTTGTGATATTGCCCGCGTCAAGGTTACTCACCGTCACCTGACTCGCGTCGAGCGTGCCTGTTGTGATCTTGTTCGCGGAGAGATTATCGAGAGCGTCATCACCCAGAGCGACCGCCGTCCATGCGCCGTTTGTGTAACGGTATATCTTGTTATCATTTGCGCTGTCGAACCAGACGTCACCCTCGACAAGGTTGCTCGACGGCTGTACCGCCGCCCGATATATCGTATTCTTCCCGCTTGCTGAAGTCATGGCGGCTTTTGCATCGTCGCCAGCTACCTTGAGTCCCTTGAGGTCGAGAGACCCCGTCTGAGTGCCGCCTGACCATGTGCAGGTGCAGTGGTAGACCTCATTCAGCGATGTGACCGAAAGCGTCTGAGATGTGCCGAGAGAGGTCGTTGACGTTCCCTTAGTCCATTTGTAAGCGGTCGGAGTCGTAACCGTTCCGTTGACCCTCAAGACAGCCTTGAGCGTTGCCGTCCCCGCGACATAGTTGATTGCCGTGACTTCGATCGTAACAAGCGCTTCTGGGCCAGTTGCCCCTGTTTGACCAGTTGCACCAGTCGCTCCCGTAGCACCAGTTGCGCCAGTAGCTCCCGTTTTGCCCGTAGCTCCCGTTGCTCCAGTAGCCCCCGTGTCACCCGTAGCACCCGTCGCGCCAGTGGCTCCAGTTTTACCAGTCGCACCTGTAGCTCCTGTCGCACCAGTCTCCCCTGTAGCACCTGTCGCGCCAGTAGCACCTGTTTTACCCGTGGCACCCGTTGCGCCCGTTGCCCCTGTATCGCCTGTTGCCCCTGTCGCGCCTGTCTTTCCAGTGGCTCCCGTTGCACCTGTCGCCCCCGTTGCGCCTGTTGCGCCCGTCGCACCCGTGTCGCCTTTTGCGCCATCGGACACGTCTACGATAGAAATTGAAGATGATAATGTCGGCATTACAGTACCTCTTTATAGTTTCGGAATAAATGAGCGCAGGCCACGCGCGGGTCTGCGTAAATCGGGATTCCTGCTTCTTTGCATCGTTCGCAGAAATTCAAATCTTCACCTAAAACGTTCCCGTCCTTGTAGTGCGTCCAACTGAAATACGGGAACGGTATACGATCGAATACGGTCGTATTAATCAGGGCGCACCCCAGACCGCCTCCGTGGATTTTTTCGCGGGTGATATTCTGCTCCCTGAGCGTGCGAAGTTGGTCGATCGTGTACATGTCAGTGTAGTTGTATTCTCCGAGCCGACAAAGGTTCGTCCGTCCGTCAAATACATTTCCCCACCGATGAGCGTAGAATCCAAGGCACACGTCAACAGGAGTCTCAAGAAGAAATCGCAGAGCTTCGCTCGGAATCCGAACGTCGTTATCAACCATCAGCACGTAATCAGCGCCCTCGGTTTTCGCCTGATTGCCAATGTGGTTTCGAGCTGTCGCTACGTCGTACCCGCTCGCGTAATCAAACACGACCCAGTGCCCGCACTTGTCGAGACCGAAGATGCTTTTGAATGTTTCTGGCTGAATGTTTTCGTAAGTCGGAACAGCAACAAGAATTTTCACCAGTTCACCTCCACCTCATAAACCGCTTTTGTATCAACGTCGCTCGCCGTGACAGAAATTGCTTTCGTAGTCGCGCTGAACGTAGTGTCCCTGTTTCCGTTCTTATCAAATTTTTTCCACGAATATGAAAATTGAGTTCCCGACGCATCAAGCTCCACACCGCCCTGATAGATCAGTGCTGTCAAGATTGTTGTGCCGTAGGAGTTTTTGAAAACCAGACCGCTCGTGCTGTCGATTGCAATCATATAACCGTCCGCGCCAGTTGCGCCTGTTGCCCCCGTCGCGCCAGTTGCTCCAGTCTTTCCAGTGGCTCCAGTCGCGCCCGTAGCACCAGTCTGGCCTGTTTGACCAGTTGCGCCAGTGCTTCCAGTCGCGCCCGTGGCACCTGTGGCTCCCGTAGCTCCTGTCGCGCCTGCTGATGCCATCAGCGACCACTTGGATGAATCAAACGTACTGCCAGAAGTGTGCGAGGTGATGCAGGCGTATGAGTTCCCGTTGTAGGTAACAACGTCGATATATTCCGAATTGGAAACGTAAGCAGTTGAAGCCGCCCATGCGCCCTTATTTCTAAATGAAGTACCCGCAGGGCCAGTCCCGCCCTCTGTGTATGACCATGTATAAACCGTCGGGTCAGTGAGGTCAGGAGTTTCCGTTACCCTGTTCGGTGCGATGCCGATATATGCCTTACCTGTCGGGTCAGTAGAGATACCGCCGCCGCTCGCGTTGTCTGCGTAAGCAATCCATGTGTAGAGTGTGCGGGTCTTAGCAAGCTCCGCGTATTTCTCAGCGAGTTCCTGAACCTTTTCGCTGATACCAGAACCTTTGATCAGAAAGTCCCCGAATGTAGCTTTGTAAATATCGTCTGTGACCCGCTCTTCTGTTTCCAGCAAACGAGCTGACAGATAGAGTTCCCCTGCGTCGTCGATGATCCTGGCCTCGTCGCCGATCTTGAGCGTGGTCGGCAGGTAGTACATCTCGACGTCGTAGTTGATCGCGGGTTCCCGCTGCTTCTGCAACTGGCTCACAGCATGAGAGCATAATTCGGCCTGTGAAGTGGTATCATAGGAATATTGTCCGACGATGTGCCCGTCGCCCGTGCCTGATTCGCTGAGATACCGCGACCACTTTTCCAACGCCGTGCGGCTTTTAAGATCGCCGTAGGTCTGGTCAATGTAAATGTCCCCGTCGTCATAGGTGTAGCCGATCAGGTTGATCGGAGTGTTCGACCCTTCCGGAGTGCCGCCAGTGACCCTCAGACACGTCGCAAGGTTCGCGATGGACGTTCTCTCGACAATCTTCTTTACCTCACGGCCTAACCGCAATTCCATGGCGGTATCGTGCCCCCTGTGTGCGTAGATGTCGATGTATTTGTGCTTGATGGACAGCTTGTCGATATCGAACGAATAGCCGATCTCGGCGTCGAACTGCGTTGCCACAGACCTGACCCGCTCAGCCGCAGTAGCCGAGCCGTCCCATGAGAGTGTCCGAATGCGGTCGGTGATTTCGTTGATGCCGATCTCCCATCCAGAGTCGCGGGTAAACTTTTCGACATACCAAGCTACCGTCTTCGCTTCCGTCGCCGTGTACGGCTGCACTACCTCATTTAACAGGTCAAGCCCTGCGTCCTCAGCGTAGATGTAGATCGTACCCTTCTCGCTGTCGTCTTCCGCTTCAATGATCGTGTAGACCTCAAAATCCTCGTTGTGGTATCTGAGGATGTAGTTGCCCACCGCAGCCTGTTCCTTTGCCTTGAGGTGAGTGGAATCCGTATAGACCAGTTCCATTTCAAACGTGGCGACGCCTGAGTCTATATCTATTGTCTTTATATCGTGCTGTAGAGCATAAGCATCAGGAAGGTCGGTTGATGCGACCCCCATGATACTCATATAACGATTGGCGAAATAGATTATCATAGATAAACCTTTCGATAGCGAAGTTTAAACGTCGGAGCTGTTGTTGCCCAATCTGAGTAAACGCACTGGATTGAGTTCACGCCGTTTGTCAGGCAGAAGGTTTCCCAGTCGTTGCCGAGTGCGCCGAGACCGTATTCCTCAACGCCGTTGACCGTGATCTTTCCAGAACCGCAGTCCGCGATGATCTTGTCACCTGACATAAACTTGTTCGGCACGTCTTCATAATTTGTCACGGAGTAGGAATTGAAAATTACATCGTCAATAGCGCAGAGCGCGACAGGGTTGACTCCCTTCTTGCGGTTAAAGAAGAACGACACCTCGGTGATCTCATAATCCTCAGTACCCGCGACCCGTGTCTCAAATACTCCCGCGTTTAGCACTTGGAATGTAAACACATCGCCGCTCTTGCGAATACGGCACAAATTGTATCCATCCTGACCGAACCACTTATTGCCCTGAGCACTGTTGAACTCGATGGCTTTTTTCTGCTTGCCCATGACATAGTAGTAAATCCTGCCCGTGAAGCTACCCGTGCCGCTCTTGGTGATGTGCATTGACGCGATGACCGTTTTCGTGTTGTTGATCGTGCCAGTCATCTCGACGATGATCTCCTGCGCCTGCGTGACCGCGCTCGCGTAGAAATGCTGAGTCCACATCAGTTCGCAGTTAGCCGCGCCGACATGGCTCGACGAGTCGGCAGGGACAGCTTTCGTTTTTGACGGGCCGTATCTTACATCCCGCGCCGTGCTCCAACTGTTGACCTCAACCCCCTTGGTGGTTTTCTTCACTGACCCCTGTTGTAAGTAAGTGGACACGTCCGACTCAAGCGTGGCGGTGTTATTATTCCACGTTCCGAGCTTGTCCTCAGTGCTGAAAATATCCCAGATCAGCGTCTCCATCTTCGGGTGGTTCTCGGTGTCCGTTTCTTCGGGGTCTCCGATCTGGATCACCTTTTTATTCGCATCGATGTAGCTGACGAATCCGAGGTCAGAGTTTGCCGTTGCTTCCAGTTCGGGATAGCACTTATATGTGCCGTCGTAGTTGATCGCGAACTCGCCGTTACTTGCCGTGACCTCTGTCACCGTGGTGGAGTATTTGTGAGGGTCGGCACAATAGATCTCGATCGTGCCGACAGCCGAATACTGCCCGCTCAGGTCATACGATGCCGAGGCTTTCGTGCCGATGTAGTATTTATCGCTCTCATCGCCAAAAATGATCTGCACCTGCTCCGCATCGAGATAGCTGTCCAGGGCATTCAGTTTTGTCCGGAGTGTGGCGAATGATGTGGCCTTGATAAGGAATTTGACTTTGAGCGTCCGTGACTCGTTCCGCTTACGCCGATAAAGGCTGCCGTCCTTCAACCGGTCAATTACGGTAAGCTCAGAAGCCAGCGTCTCGCGCCCCTCTACCATCAGAGTCCGATAGCCGGCGATTACATTTTCGAAATAAACGCCGCCGAAGCTCATGGCATACGGCGGCAAGGGAAGTGATGCGATGTAGTCAGCTTTTGTCATAATACGACTCCCAGCTTTCTGTTGTTGTTACGGCTCAGGCGGTTGAGCTCGTCCTGGGTGAATATGGCGGTTGCGCGGGCGACTTCACGTCCGTCAATACTGATCGGGATCTCGAAAGAATAGGACCGGTTTGCTGGATCGGTATTTCTGGCGGCATTCCCTAATACCTGTCCTGAAGCTCTGACCGATGCAGAGAGTTCGGCGCCGAGCCCGCCCGACATTTCATCACGCAAGTCTCCCATGGCGCTCCGGATAACACCGCCATTGTCTTCAATACCGACAGCAATACCTGCAGGAATCATGGCTCCGATGACATCGGCAGCCCACTTAGAGGGCGAGTTGATGCCAAACAGCGATTTGAGGAAGTCCTTAACGTTACCAATCCAACCGCGAATCATATTCTTAATCCAGCCAAGTCCTCCGGAAATACCGCTCCAGATCCCCCGCACTATATCCATGCCGATTGACGCGAGGGAGCTGATAACTCCCCGGATGCCGTCCTTGATGGAATTGAGAATATTCCGGCCAGCCAATTTCATATTGGCAAGCCGTGCCGTAATGCCTTCTTTGATACGCTCGATAAGATCTCGTGCAGCCTGTTTTATTTCGTCCCACTTCTGGACAATACCGGCTTTAATGCTTTCGACGATCTCGCGCCCTTTAGGCAACACAGACGTGTTGATCCAGCTATCAAACGCCGACAGCATATTGGCAAGCATCCCACCGATCATCTCGACGAGGATCTGGAAGCCTGCGTCGAGCGCAGATACTATCGCCGGCAAAGACGCAATAAAAGCCTTCCCTAATGCCACGATGATGGCGCCGACAGCATTCCCGAATTGTGATTCGCCGTCACCTTCCGCTTTTGCCTGCAGCCATTCAGCAAACTTACCGATCAGGTCCGGAAGCTGCTGGATCTTAGCTATAATTGCCTCTGAAATAACGTTAATATCAATATTCCCGACCAACGACTCAAACACTGATGACAGCACATCAGGCAAAGAGCTCAAGACATTGCCGATCATTGGGATAAGATTCGACAGATATGTCGGGATCGTCTGCACCAGATCTTCAATAGCCTGTCCAATACCGGACCCGGTTGCCATTGCCCCTTTCAGATTCTCCCACGATGCCTTCATTGCACTGAAAGATCCTGAAAGAGTTGTTGACGCCTCCTTGGCTGTCGTGCCGGCTACGTCTAATTCCTCTTGGATGACATGGATCGCCTCGTAGACGTCAGACAGATTACTCATGTCATACTTGACACCGGAGAACTTCTCAGCATCGGCAAGCAGCCTGGCCATCTCTTCTTTGGTGCCGCCATATCCGAGCTTTAAGTTGTCGAGCATGGTATAGTTCTGCTTGGCAAAGCCCTGGTAAGCGTTCTGTATCGACTGCATATCAGTGCCGAACTTGTTGGCATTGTCTCCCATGTCGACCATGGCCATGTTGGCGATTTCAGCGGCCTTCTTTGTATCGCCGCCAAGCGACTGAAGGAGCGATGCCGAAAACGATGTGACATTCTCCATATAGTCGTTGGCACTGACACCGACTGTCTGCCACGCTTTCTTCGCATTAGCGACCATATACCCGGCCTGATCGCCGAACAGTGTCGAAATACCGCCGATAGCCTGCTCCAGATCGCCTCCGGCGTTTACGGCGTCCTTGACGAACCCTATGACCTTCTCGCCAATCTTGGCAGCGGCCACTACCGCGACCATCTTTTTGACAAAGCTGGCACCAGCATGTTCACCGGCCCTGTCGCCTGCCTTATTGGCTTCACCGCCTAACTGTTCGTCAAGCCTGCCCTTGATGCCTTCAGTTGTCGGTATGATTTGCACATATGCTGATGCGATTGCGTTATCAGCCATCTTCTGTCTCCCCGAGTATCCTGTTGCGCTCGCGTTCAAATTCTTCGACGGATCTGAACCGGCGCACATCGTCGTCTTGTGGTTTCTTCAGCATTCTTTCGACGATCGAAGGTGGTCGGTTCCTGCCTTTGGCTCCGTCCTTCGTCCGCTGCCAGATCAATGTTGTCAGCCGGTCTACCGCCGCAGCGTTAAGCAGTGTGTTTGGATCGACAGTCGTGTCAGACATGACCATCTTGATCCTTGAGTTTTCTCTTAGACCGCACGAAAGGACTGCCACAAGTTCGACGGGCAGCCCTTCCATGTTAAAAATTCCATATGTTTCGGCCAGATCGCAGATTAGAGCATCCTCATCCGTCGCGATCATATCGGCGAGGATCAGGATTTTTTTGCGGCGTCATCTGCGGCCTTGATCTCGGACATGATTTCACCAAGCTCAAGATATACCCGCTCTGTATCAACAAAGCCGGTCTCGTCTTCCAGATGCTTCAGGAAGTCCTCCTCCTGGTTGCCCATGATGCGGCTGACGAGTGCGATTGCCCCTTCGAGCTTCTCTTCGTCACTCCCATTGCCGACCATAGCCGAATAAGCACGGATTGTCCGGAAGTCCCGGAACTGCTTCTCGTTGACTTTGCACTTAAACCCGCTTGATGTTGTGACCTCGATCATTTAAGCCTCCATTATGTGCCTGATTTTTCCTTGATATACTCGTAATGAGTATTGCCGGAATTGTCTGCTGTAGCGGTAAGGGTCAGCGGATAGCCGATTGCTTCGCTGTCCTTGTAAGCGATCTCCCCGATCTCCGTGATCGTTGCGGCCGGAAGGACCACCCTCTTGAGGTTGCCGTTTCGAAGAATCATGTCAAATACCCATGACAGTTCTTCTTTTTCGGCGCTGTTCACGTTGACCGTGATCCCGGTTGCCAGGGCTCCGGAAACATTGGCCGAATTGAAAACGGTCTTTAAGACATCAAGATTCGTGACTTCAATCAGCGTGATGCCCCATGTGTCCTCGAATCCTGTCTGGATCGGGAGCACGCTGTCGCCGCCCCATGCCTTGATAACGTCTGTTTCAATAGACAGGTTGTTTGTCAGACCATCTTCAGACGCATAGCCGAGCTGCTTAAAAGCGGAATTAAGAGTCCCGTCCGCAGACGTCGGAAGCGTTGTCCCCTTCGGCGCAACAAAAACAGACCCCGCCACGGCCGGTTTGCCGGCGCTGACGTTGCTTGCTGTCGACATTGTTTTTCCTCCTTAGTAGTAGAAAATATTGAACACGGCCTGATATCTGTATTGATGTTTGGCTGTGTCAGTAAAGTTGTAATCGGAATTGAGGCGGCAGGCGCATATCTCATCGAGGCCGATTGCTCCACGCATGACTTCTATCACAGACTCATTCAGCGTTGCTGTTTGCGCCTTCGTCGCCGCGTAGGACTGGATGGCAAGCGTCGCGGATCTGATTCTGTCGCGCTCTCCCCCGCTCGTCTTTTCAACAACGACAAAGCTCTCCGGAGGCGTTTTCGGAACTTCACCATACGCCGGAACTGTCAATGCCTCATTCAGATAATCAATGATTAAAAACTCAATATTCATGCTCCTGTTACCTTCAAAAGTGTATTGTTCTCAAGGTTGTCCTTCTCGGCTTTTCGCGTTTCAGCATAGACGGAAACGTTGCCACGGTTACGGCCTGTGTACCTGGATGTGGAATATCCGTCACCGCACTGGCTGGCGAATCCGTTGGCGAGGCCCTCGATGTAATCCATGATGGGATCACCCTTCAGGAGCTGATTGCTGACTGCTTTCCTGTTGAGCACTATCCTGACTTTCGACATACTTCGCGCATCTCACTTTCTTGTGCCATCTGGTCGGAATATTGGCCTCTATGCCCGTGATCGGGAAGCCGAACGTTTGGAGGACATGCGTCTCCCCATAAGCGTCCGTCCATGAAACCTTCTTATTCGTCCAGTCGTTCGTATCGCCTTTTGGGATACCGAGAATACAGACGAGCTCCTTGCCGTACAGTTCAGTCGAGGACACAAGTTCCTCGGATGTCGGCTCGCCCACCAGCACATCAGCAACCTCAACCGGCGTGAGCGCATAAACAGGCGCGTTCATTTCGTCATAGCTGCTGATCGTCTCGGTGTATAACGTGACCGTTACGCCTCTCATAGACAACACCTCGCAGTCAATTCCTCGACCGGACTATAAGCCCCGATATTGTCGCCGCACCCCAACAGCTTCTTATCCGTCTTTGACAAGTACAGTTCGCCGCTTGCTCCGCTGCTCATAGTCCAGGACTGGCTGTAACCGAGCCCCGACATACTCCCCTGAGTCGCACCGATTGGAATATCGCTGTCAAACTCCATGGTTCTGATGACCATGCGACATGACACGACCTTTTTCGCATCCTCGTCGGCTTCTTTGTTGTATGCGTCAATGAGGATGGCTGCGTCTTCAAGCTGAGTGCTGCATGTAGCCTGTTCGCTTTCTGTGAGTGTTTTTGAGATCCTTGCCTGGACATCACTAACCGTTGCGTAAGCCATCGGTCAACCTCTTTTCTTTGTCTTTCTGCGTTTCTCTTCCGGTACCGACGGTGGCGTGAGCCCTTCGAGCGGATCAGCGGCGAGCTTGTGACCCGCCGCCTTATATTCGTCCACTCGATTGTCCGCAACCCACATTCGTGAGCCGGTTACACGGTTGATGAACTCAATCACGAATGTGCTCTGGTCAGAGCGTTGAAATACGCCACTTCAGCAACGAAACCAACCTCGATCTCGGCGCGAACAGCGAACATGTTCTGCTGCCACAGGTTGATCGTTACATCCTGTTCAAGCTCATCTTTATAAACGAGAGTCGCTTCGTCGGAAATGTCGATCTTAACACCTTCGACCGTGCCCCACATCGCGTGATCCCAGTCACCAGCAAAGCCGATAACATCCGGAATGGCCGGATCGGAACCGGCAGCCGCAGCGCCGGCCTTATAAGCCGACTGTGCGAAGTAGGTCGGAGCGCCGAGGATCATGTTCACGCCGCCATCATGGACCGTCGGAACAAAGATCGGGCGGTTGGTCGAATCCAGCGCGCCAAGAAGAACGCCTCTGCCCTGCGGTGAGAAGACGTACCCATTCACAATGCCGCCATGTTCGGAGATGTCTGTATCAGCAGCGACAAGGCCGCCATAGACGGTGCTGCCAACGCCATCAAGAGCCTGCTTTGTAGCAGTCGAAAGATCGTCGAAATTGGCAAGTGCATTGGCCGGGCCGAAGAAGCAGGTCGTGTCGAATTTCTTTCCAAGAGCGTTCGGAAGGCGTCTGATGCATTCTTCAAACAGACGAGCTCTGTCGCGCTTGAACTCGTTCGAGAACGGAACGATAACAGCAAGCTTATGGGCCTGCATGACCTTCTTGCCGAGAGTCGGCTTGTCGACCGGCTTCGTGCCTGTTTCTGTGACCCAATCCGCAACCGGATCACCCGTGATCATCGGGATAGTTGAGCCATCTCCCGGAAGAGCGACCTTTCTGGCGAGACGCATGATAGCAGACGATTCCTGCGCTTTCTGAAGGATCTCAGACGCAACGCTGCCCGGTAATTCAATATAGCTTCTGTTCATAAACTGTCCTGTAGGCATTTTTGTACTCCTTTAGAAAAATTGTTTTGACCACTCAGCAAATTGCTGGGCGGTCGACTGTTTCGGCGCTCCCGCACGAACTTCACCGCCGTCCCTCAGATTCGGATATGTGGGCGTTGCATAAGCCCTGATGGCTTCGGCCTGCGCCTCACATTCTTCTTTTGTGGAACCGGTCAGCAGATTCGCCGGTACGCCTGTTGCTGTTGAAACTTCGTCACGCATAACGCGAATCGCTTCAGCGCTCTTGATGCCGTCGAGTTCGGCCTGCAAAGCCTCAGCCCGCTCCGTCGCTTTCTGAAGCTCTGTCTTTGATTCTTCCTCGATCTTGTCGAACTTGGCTGCCTTGGCCTTCAGTTCGTTGTAATCGGCATATTTTTCCCGATCCCTTTTGAGGCGGTCCTCAATGATGGCATTTAGTTCGCTCTGGCTGAATGTCCGCTCAGCGTTCTGTTCCTGATTGGTTGTTTCTTCGTTCACCTGATTCACAGTTTCCATTAGTTACCCTCCTTATGAGTAAATGACCACGTTTGCGCCACGTGTTGGCAATAAAAAAGCACATCCTTATCGATGTGCTAATTTCGCTTTTAATTCAGTTACGAGATCTTCGTCTTCCCAATATGTCGCCCGGCAGATGTATCCGCGCCAGTCGTTTACCACAGAGCCACCGATCAGCCAGTCCACATGCTCGACCAGTGCCGGGACGAGGTTCATTACCCAGTCCCTCGGATGCCTCTCAACATAGAAGTCATGCCAGAATCCGTCGTCGTGCTTTTTGCTCTTCACCCAATCCTGGTATTCAGGACGGAACTGAGCGTCAGTGTAATACCACTCCGCGCACTCCCTTGCGATCGGATCTGGAATCCGGATGCACGGGAATGAATTAAACATATATATCGGCGGCGCTTCACCTGGTACCGGCCTGTTGAACGGCTCAAATAATATATGGCAGAAGCCGCACGCCACTCCCTCGTCGTATTCCTCGCAGGCATAGGCGAAATCATGACAGATAAGAACATCGTCCTGAAGATGCCATGTACCTCCGTCTCCTTCGCATGATTCAAAGGACTTCATGCACGAATCCAGACAGCCGATACCGTCTTTATCATTCCAGATCGTGATGTTCGTGATGCCCTGGGCGCGCATCGACGGCACCAGGAAGTCCTCAACGTACCACATCCGATCTGGGCAAGCGTGAATCATGAATTTAGGTTTCGCCACGATATGCTCCCCTCACGCATGAAGTTGTAGTAATACATCGGCATGTCCCAGTCGAAGATCCTCGGCTCTTTTGCCATCATGGCCTTGTGGAAGTCCACATCAGACCAGTTCAGCACGTCTGAGAACCGCGTATCGCCGACGAACTCTCTGCGCCAGCATTTATTCCATACAGCGAAATAATCGCCAGGCGAATAATAGCCTCGGCCCTTCCAGATGAACGAGAACCGGAAGACATCCTCCTGGTGCTTCCCAATAGCGCCCGCTAATAAGTCGAGGACAAATTCGTGAATCCACCAGTCGTCATCGTCCATAAACAGCAACCAGTCGCCTTTTGCGTTGTCAATTCCCACATTCCGAGCAAGACCGTCACGGTGGAAGTCCACCTCGTAAACTCTCGCGTCGTAATACTGCGCAACTTCAGCTGTATTGTCCGTGCAGGCGTCACAGACCACTATCAGCTCATAATCCGTATAATACTGGCTCCGGATAGACTCAAGCGCCTTGCGAATGAACCCTGAGCTGTTATGAGCCGGGATTATGACGGAAAATTTCATCGTATAAGCTCTTCACCTGTTTCGGATAGATCTTGTTGTCATGCCTGAGCACTTTTCTGTACAAGTCGAAATCGGGCCGGCATTCCTCGTAATTGTCAAGGACATATCTGACCATCTTCACGGCACTGTCCATGTCGATCAGCTTGTACTTATCCGGGATCGTGTTGTCCTTGTAATATCCTGCTGTACCTTTGTTGCTGGTCAGTATGCAGCACCCGCAGCCGACCGCCTCACGCGGCAATCTTTCACGCCCGCTGAAGACGCCGAAGTCGATGTATAACTTGCTTCGCCGGAACAGGTCGATCAGCTCGGTTCGGCTGTAGCCTTCAAGCGGCAGGAACTTGATCCCCAGCTCCGTCTTGCATCTGGCCATGACGATCTCCTGGAATCGCGTCAGCTTGCCAGGCGTAGGGTTATAGAGTACCGTATCGCCGCGCTCATACTCTTCCGGGAAGTCTTGCAAAAACACATCATTGATACAGTCAGGGATCTTGATTGGGTTCAACCCCAAGCCCCGCAGGTAATCCATGCCGTATTCTGACATAGTGATGTGGATTGTGTCCGTGCGCTTCAGGAACAGCCCTCGCTCGGCCTCCGGAACGTGCCAGCTGTAAACGTCTATCCCCTGCCAGAGTATTGCAACAATGCAGTTCCGATACTTTGGATCTACAACGCTGTTGCCCCAGATCTCCGGGATGATAACTGTGCCGTCATAGCCATCTGGCAATTCGGTAATGTACGGGCAATTATAACCGGCGAACTCTTCCGTCTGCGTGCCTCCAACATAGAGGATCTTCGCGTCAGCTCCGCATGCGTTCAATTCGCTGACCAGATGATGAATCCCTTCGGTTCCTCCTGTGGCGAAGCCTCCGGGACATATCGCAAGGATCTCCATGTTTTTCTCCAATAAAAAGACACCGGATTGCTCCGATGCGGCTTTAATAATGATATTTATCTTGCAAAATCACAAGAATTATGATATATAATAATTGAGCGAAAGCTTAAGAGCTGGCCCCCCGCTATTGGGTGGAGGGAACGGCTCTTTTAATATCTAAGGACCTCTAACAGTTTCCCTTTCGCAACAATCATAATATCTGCGGATTCTTTAGGATACCAGATCATTCGCTTGTCGATAACCTCATGCAGTTCATCTAAAGAAATGTCATGATTTCCAAAATTCAGGATTATCCCGCCAGGGTTCTGCCTGATTTGTTTCATGCCACTCTTAATTGCACTATTAGCTGATTTTGCTGTTGATGTCGTTTTTAAATCCCAAAAAGCGCCAAGCCAATCATAATCCGGGTTTTTTACTCCATCTTTTCGAGCCTCTTCTTTGAGTACAATATTGCCGCCAAGATTATTGTGAATCCATATCGCCATTGATAGTTCATCTTGCCTCTCATTTTTGTTGAAGCCAGGTTCATAATCTATATTACCGTGCCCTGGTTCAGCATCTTCTAAATAATACTTGGTAACATCACGGCTCGAAACATGGCGTTTCTTTTTTGGTCCTTTTATATCATTATCACCATCGTCTGATTTATTCCTATACTCCCGCTGCATATTCGCTAACCGCTCGCCACGATAGGACCCCGACTCAAGATATTTCTCATAAAGCGCGTCCGGATCATAACCGGCTACGTTGTCACTATCATTGAATCGAATCGCATAGGTGCAGTCGCAGTTCGGATGTATATGCTCGGCGTGGCCATTCCTTATCGCTTTCTTAGAAGCCTTCACCCAGCCTTGCGAGGCAAGCATAAGGCAAAAGCCGCAAGTGTCGCCGTGTGGAATCCACGCCCACTCAGCTCCATCCCTGAGCGCATTCTTCATGGTCGTGTCAACGCCTGTCCTCTTTACCAGTCTCGCGCATGACGCCCCGATTCCGTCCGGATCTGTCATATGCTTCATGGTGCCGTTGAGAGTCTTCGCCACATCGCCGAAGGTCGGCGTCGGTGCCGGTTCAGCCGGAGGAACCACCTTCCCGGACGCTTCCGCGATTGCGTCATACATCTCGCAGGCGGCTTCAGCTGCGCCTTCGCTGTATTTAGTTACAACCGCACTCACGTAATCGAGCAGGTTCACATGGCCTTCATGGGACTCAATCTCATGAGTCTGAATATACTGGCTGATCAGATCCGCTGCCTTACTATTGACCCGTCTGAGTCTATCCAGATATTCCTGCCATGATTTATCCGAAATTATCATTCTTCAAGCTCCAATAGCACCTGTTGCCCTCTTGCCCGCTGCTCCTGGGCTTTGATTCTCCGGATGTCAGCCTGGTCGAAACCGATCATCTCAAGGAAGACGTCCGTGTTTGCGAAATTCTCACGAGCCGATGCGATCTTGATCGCCGCATCAGCTGTAACAGCCACAGACGGCATTGCCGGATTCTGGAAATGAGCAATAATAGATTTCTGCTCATCCGGGATCGCTTCCATCGTGGTATTGTTCGCAATAGCAATGGCCATCAATGCGATCGTCCTGAGCGCGTTGCCGTTGCCGGTGTTCAGCTGCTCGGCCATGCCGATAAGCGTCTGTGACTGTGCCAGAATCGCGTCGGAAGAGGTCGGATTGGCGTCGTTCACAACGCCGGTGTCCGTCACTGTTAAGCCCGAGGCCGCTGAAAACTGCGTCGACAGCACTCTCAGCATCTCAACATGTGGGGCGAGCGTACCCTGCGGCAGCTGCCCGAATACTGGGTTCGTCCCGGTCTCCGGATTGGCCGTCGAAGCGATCAGACTTCCGACATAAGTCCTAAACTTATCATTGATGAGCTTGTCATACTGAGCATCCGTCACACCGAGAATGTACTTCTGCGGTGATGTGGAGAACTCAAGCCCGATCGTAGCGTTTGCGATCGTTCTGACGTAGCCCTGGATAAGTCTCCGGATCGGCTCTTTGATTCTGGATCTCCCGAACGGCTTTGAACTCGTCGCATTCCAGATCAGCGGTTCCATGAGCGGCCTGCCCATCTTGTGCGGATGTCTCTTAGCCACCCACTGATTCTCATCAACCCATGTCAGCACATAAACAGCGTCATCCGTGTAGAGGTTGATAATTGTCGGGATCTGGATGTTATCAATATCGTCCGTCCTGGTATCAATAACAGCAAATCCGCAGTCAATACGTCCCTTTTCCCCGTTCCAGATAGCGGCAGCCGTCTGCGGAGAATGGAACCTGATCTTGCACCCGATCGCCGGATCTGACGAGAGCGTCGCAAAAGAGCAGCCGTATTTCAGCTCGTCACGGCACGTCTTCTGGTATTCCGCGATCAGCTGGTTCCCGACAACAATCTGGTTCAGCTGGTCAACATCCGCGCCGTTCTCATCGACGAATCCGTCAAACATACTCCGGGCGGCAAGCACATCGACCGTCTTAGCTCCCCAGGCGCAGCCGATTTCCAGGTTTCTGAGCGTCTTCGGCAACGCCAGGCCGAGATTGACCTCGCCGAGAGGAATCCTGCCCTCGTAGTAGCGGTCCTTTTCCGCGTTTTTGATGCTGTGGTAATCATAAACACGGATAAGGTCCATGAGCTTCTTCTGTTCAGTTTCTCCCAAACCCTCAATGCTTGAAGGTGTCAGTTTGAAATCCATTAACCGATCCTCATGACCCTCGACGGGTCTCTTTTGCTTGTTTTTGCTCCCCAGTAGGCCAGCGCGGCCGCTTCGATCGGAGTGCTGTTATCGCCTCCGAACACCCAACCGCCCGCCAACGGTCTTTTCGTTGCCGTGACAGCGCTCTCACGGAGCATGTCCTGCTGTTTGTACCATGTGATTGATTGTTCGTTAAGCGCGTCCGTCATCATGCTCACAGCCGCGATCAAATCTCTATATGATGGCCTGATAACCGAGTTCTTAGCCTTCCACGTCCCAGAGATCCTTTCGGTCAGAACGTCAACGCCATTCTTGCCGTCGATAACAACGCAGGAAGCTTTGGTGTACCTCTCATTCAGCCAGTTGGCCAGCCATTGAAGTCCCTGTCCCGTCGGACGTCTGTCGATCAGGGAGATCCTCGGCAAGCCGTCTGTCGGAATTACCGCTCCACATAGACTCACGTCAGATCCGTCTGGTGAGAACTTGATACCATAAGCCGTTTTACCTTCCGGTTTTAGATCTTCCGAAGCACAGGCATCCCATGCCGCCATCGGGATCGCATAATCAATCCGCTTTTCTGCTGTCGGACTCCACCAGCCCAGGCGCTCACGGGCAAAGCCGTCGAGGCTCATCGTGTCATATTCGTTCTCGATGGTCTTTTCTGCTATTCTGTATCCCATCGCCGGGTTAGTGCTATACGCCATGTCGATAGCGGTTTCCTTATCCGGGATGTCATCAATCAGGCTCGTGGAATCAATTCCCCACTCTAACCACCAAAAAGCAACTTCATTGGCATGAGCCTCGTCGTGCATCTTCTTGAATACGGTTCCGTTGCATGTCGGTCCAGGTGGCGTCCCGATATAGATCTGCTGCGGCATCCGCTCTGTGTCTTTCACATCGGCAGACGCGGAAACTGTCGGAAGCATGGCCTCCTGTTCGTCCGCAGTCATCTCCTGAGCCTCGTCGATGATGATTACTGAGTATGTCCCACCTCGCGATCCGCTGTTCGTGCGTGTTGCGAACTCAATACAACCGCCTTTTTGTAATTTGCCGTTTTCATCACGCCAGTCGTTGAAGTATATCCCCTCATATCCACGCGAATGGCTGATATGCTTCACATCAGCTGCGAAGTCAGGATATCGTTCAGGGCTCTCAAACAAATCGCAGAGGGCTATGAACATTTTTTTGGTCGTCGTGCTGTGATGAGCAGAATACAATACGTCTCTATGTTCGAAATCGCCCATATAGGCGGCATAAAAACGAGCTGCATAACTCTTACCGTTTTGGCGCGGTTTCGATATACCAAGCGTCAACGCTGCAGGAGATCCGTCTGCATTTCTGGCAAGCATCAGCTCAAGCTCGTGTTCCTGAGACGGATAAAACGTCGCGCCGCCGTCTTCCGAGAACATATCGGCAACTTCCTGCCCATATGAGTAAGCATATTCGCCGGCGACCTCAAACGTCGGTCTTTGTCTGCCTGTTTTCATGCTTCATCTTGAGGCGATCGTGCTTTGATACTTTTATTGTGCTCGGATCTGGCAGCGCTTCCAGTTCCGACATCACTTCCATGAGGCGTTTTGAGTTCGACGCCATGTCGCGCCCGCTGTCACAATTCTGAATTGTCTCCGCAAGCTTATCCCGTAGGGCGATCAACGTCGCCCGCTTGTCGCCGCTCTTCGCGGCAGTTATGAGGTCTGTCACGTCCAAACCTCCTCTCTTTATACCGTGATTACCTATGTGGAAATTGATATCCGGCGTGTATGACCCT